TCATTCAATCCTCCAGAGAACACGATAGTGAAGCGAGCTGCGCTAACTTCACTGTTTCCTTAACTTTGAGACGATCAGCTGTATTATCCTCGCGGAGAGCACTTGCATTAACCATACGATCCAGTTTGACGAGTCCGAACCCCTTAGGATCTGCCTGCTCATACAGGGAATCATAGAATCTAGCGGGCTTGGTGTCAAGCCCTTTTATTACGCGAGAATCCCGTGGATACACATCCGACTTAAACTTATCAAACCAGCCTTTACCAAGGCCACCCGTACCACGGGCAGAACAACCACGACTCATAGACGTATACTCCGGAGAAAGCATCTCTCCGGTACGAGGATTCACAAAGTGGTCATCCGAAACAATAGTCCCTACTTTTTTAACATGGTAACGCGCCACATAAGCAGCCGACCCAAACGTGACATCCGTTGTAGAAGAAAATCCAAAAGACCAGTTAGCTTCGAGTGAAGGAGAACGATAGACAGGATAACCAGCCTTAGAATGCTTAAGATAAACCCTGTCAGGGAAACCCACATTAAATAGAAGTGCATGATAATGAGGACGAAAAAACTTTGAACCATATTCACCGCAGTGAAAATATCGAACAAGATCGCCTCCTATAAACTTCCTATAACGCTTCATGAAAAGCTGAAAATCCCGGATATCCAAATTAGGACCACGCTTACGCAATTCACCAGGAGAAAAAGTAAGAGTAATAAAAGCATTGTCTTGATAAAGAGACGCTTCATCCATGCAGCGCATCGCCCACTGCCGGGCTCGCTCCAAACGGCATCCAACGCAAGTACCACATGGCAATGACAGAGTCAAACAGCTCTGAGCTTGTCCAGACGAAAAAACGATAGCCCTCTTGCCAGAAGACAAACGGTCTCCATACCAAGCCTCTACCGGCTTGTAACACGGCATCTATAGCCGTATACCACCACGCATCACAGACCCAATAGAAAAATTCTTAGGATGGGGATGCATCGCATGACGAGTGAACATCTTACGGGACTTATGTAAACCAATCTTATGTCTGCGCATGAGCTTGTCTCCTTTTCTTCTTTATCCAATACAACCGGCGCTGCCGGTCCGCATCTAACTTAACTCCAGTACAAGAAAAGCATAAACCACAATCAATAACTACCGCATCCTTACCGGGAAACAACAACAACTGAG